GTTATATTCACGGTGAATATGAAGTGACAATAATTAGAGGCACAAGATGACACCCCAATACTTCGTAGAGCAATTCGGAGTTTGGGGATTAATAGTAATATTTGCAGGTATTCTGCTGAAGTATGTAATGAAGGATCTAAGAACTGACAATGAAAGAAACTATAGTATGATGACAAAACTTCACGATAGGCAAGACAACTTATCAGGTAAACTTGAAAAAGTATTGGGAATGCTTGAACGCATGAACGGCAAATGAAGATTAACGCCGGCACGAAAAAATTATTGACGAAATAAATGATATGACTGATACTTTAAACTATATAAAGGGGAGGATGAATGGTAAATCACAATAAAGGTTTTTGTTCGTCATACCCGGCCCAGCTGTCATTTCATCGAATCCTCCTTGTGCATCCGGTTACTGGCTCAACCGATGTCCTCAACACGCAGCTGGGCCATCCTTTATAGGCGTATGGGTGGGATATGCCAAAACACAGAAAAACGCCACTTCAACTATACCGCGACACAGTTATCGTGGAGTTAAAGTATATCCGGAAAACAGTGGACAAGAACGAGTCGTCTCTTGAGAAACTTAATGGCAGGGTTAGGGAAACAGAGCGGGCTGTTGAGAAAATTAAAGGGATTGGTTCTGTACTTGGTATTATTTTTAGCGGTTTCATTGCTTGGCTATACCGTGTAAAAGGTGGTTAAACATTTTAAAATGACAATAATCAATAAAAAGGAGAATATAATATGGAATGGTTAAGCTGGAGTAACGGAGCTTATTTAGCAATAATATTGATTGGCGGTTATATGGCGATAGTGTCAGCTAAATACCGTAATGTGTTAAAAGAAACTAAAGAGGCACTGGAAGAATATCGAAAAGCAACGGAGGATGGCGAAATTACCGATGAAGAACGCGATTTAATTGTTCGCCAGTGTCTTGATGTATTGTCTGCTGGTGTAAAGATTTTCTGGAAATGGTAGAATATACATTAAATAATGCCATTTTTAACTATAGATGACGAGGGTAATTATTTAAGTTGCCCGGAGTGCGGTTCTTCCAATTTAACACGCAAAGGTTATAAAGAGACAAAAGACGGCCTGCGCAAACAACGCTGGCTTTGTTCTTACTGTAATTACCGCACCATATACCCTGCCCGCAACAGCCGGGATACTATTACCGAAAATGTCCGGTTAAGCAAGCAAAAGCAGGGCTATCAGGATCGCAACCGGATCGAGCGCAAGTCCTTCAGGGAATACGCCCGGGTTGAAAATGCTGTTTCTGAATTAAATAAAAACCTCATTAAAATATTAACAAAGCATAAGCTATCCCCCCTAAAAAGATTAAAAAAAGAAAATAACAGTTGCATTGGTGTGCTGCAGCTGTCCGATAACCACTTAAATGAGCGCGTTGACCTGCCGCATAACACCTTTAACTACGAAATAGCCGGTAAACGCCTGAAATTGCTCACAGAACGCGCTAAAATGTTTTTTAAGATGTATGGCGTATCTAATGTACTTGTCGCCTTTACAGGCGATTTACTGAACTCCGACAGAAGATTGGATGAATACCTTACCAATGCCGGTAACAGATCAGCGGCGGTGTTCTGTGCAGTAGACCTGTACCAGCAGCTGATCCGTGATATGAAGCGCAGTTTTAATTTGTCTGTATTAAGTGTCAGTGGTAATGAATCAAGGATAAAAGACGATTACGGCTGGGCCGATGTGGTGGCTACTGATAACTACGATCATACTATTGTCAATATACTGCGGTATATATTCAAAGGCAGCGACATAGACTTCATTGATGGAGATCCGATGGAAAAGGTTGTTGACTTGGGAGGACAAAAAGTTTTATTTATTCACGGACACGGCAGGATAAAGGCAAACCACGAAACAGCTATTAATCAGATCAAGGGTGTATATACCTCAAGAGGAATTAATTTAGACTATGTGGTATCAGGCCATGTACATTCTGCAAGGGTAGGTGATACATCCGCAAGATCAGCGTCGCTGGTTGGTGCTAATGATTATAGTGAAAAAGCATTGAATCTTGAAAGTCGAGCATCACAGAACTGTTATGTATTTCATAATAACGGCAACCGGGACGGCATCAGGATCGACCTGAATAACGTGGAAAATATCAAGGTTGGATATACTGTAGCTGAAGAAACGCAGCAATACCACGCCAAATCTTATGACAAACTACATGAACCGGTTACAATAATGAAGATTCAGGTATGAAAAAGAAAAAGACAATTTCAAAGCACGATATTATCCGTGCCATTAACAGCCTTAATCACAGTATGAATAGCCTTGTGGAAAGACTTGAGCTGCTGGAAAAGAATTTCGGTGAATATGTGGAAATGAAAGATGATGTTGGGAAGCTGAAAAAATATAGAAGTAAAAAAAAAGAAGGGAGTCTATCATGGGTAAAGCGTTTAATGCAATGGTTAAAAATATCATTGAAAGAGAAGGCGGATCAAAAATAACCCGTGATCCGGATGATCCCGGCGGAACTACTCGCTTTGGAATAAGCCAACGCGCTCACAAGGATGTAGACATTGAGAATCTCACCTATGATAAGGCTTCGGATATTTATTACGAACATTATTATAAACCTGCCAAAACAGGATCATTCCCTATTGACTTACAGGAAATATATCTTGATATGGTAGTGAATATGGGTTACAGCCGTGCAGTAAAAGTTGTGCAGCGGGCAGTGAACGCTAAAGGAGCTGACCTGATAGTTGATGGCAAACTTGGGCCTAAAACGCTTGGAGCAGTCAGAGATAAAAACCTTGAACCAGAAAGACTTACAGCCTACCGCGTTGTTTACTATGTAGAACTCTGCAAAAAACGCCCTTCAATGTGGAAATATTACTTTGGATGGTACCGCCGATCTACTGAAGTATAGTATTTTCTCATAATTTATTAGTAGAAAAGGTTATTTTGACGTAGTTTTTGGGCGAAATATAAGGGCTATACTATGATAATCAAGGCTTCACAAGTAAGAAAATTGTTTAATGAGCGCAAAGTTCAGATAAGTGATGATGCGGTTAAAATGATTGGAGACATTGTAGCGAGGGACGTAAGAAAGATGGTTGCTCGCTGTGTTGAGGGCAATGTTCCGCGTTTAACAAGTTCTCTCATTTATATTGCGCTTGGCAACTTAACGCACAAGGAGTAAACAATGGACAGAAAACAGTTCTTGAAGGAACGTCTTACAGGACTTGGTGGATCGGATATTCACCATTTATTCAATGAAGAACCATACGGATGCTCTCGCAAGCTGTGGTATGACAAAACGAGTCAAGAGCCTGACTACCCGGTTATTGCTTCCAATATTATGACAAGGGGCAATAAGCTGGAACAGTTGATCAGGGAAGAATATGTTTTGCATACTGACAGGAAGATCCGCAGGGTTAACCGTATGATAACCAGTAAACAACATCCGTGGGCCATGTGTCATCTTGATGCTGAAATTGTAGCATTTGATGATCGTAAAACCGGGATACTGGAATGTAAATCAGTTGGCAGGCCGATGTATTACAAGATCAGGGATGAGGGGATTCCCACCAGTTGGATATGGCAGATGCAACACTATCTGCTGACAACCAATCGTCAATGGGGCAGTTATGCTGTGCTATGGGCTGATAATTGGGAGTTCATTCACTTTGATGTTGAGGTAGATGCAGAATTGCAGGAATCAATCATCAGTGCCGGCACAGGTTTCTGGCGGATGGTTGAGAACGGCCCTGCGCCGGTACAGCTGGACGCAAAAGACAAACGCTGTTCCAACTGCGAATACCGCCACACCTGTCAGGGTGAAAAACTGATGGTGCTTGCACAGGGAAATTCTGATGAGGTACCATTCGATAATTCGCTTGACACGCTAATGAATGAGTATGCTACAGTGAAGGTATTACAGGAGGAGACAGCAGCACTGGTCGAAAGCAAGAAGCAGGATATTAAAGAAGCGCTTGGTGACCGGGTGTTAGTTGATTGTACAGGTTTCCGTTTGTATTACAAACCGGTTGAATCAACACGGTTCAAGAGTTCTGCTTTGAAAAAAGAGAACCCTGACCTATATGAAAAATATGCTTACAAAAGTGTATCAAGACCATTTCGCATTAGATCAATATAGGAGGATACAATGACGAAAGTAACAAGTGTAGTGATCCCAGACACCGATTTCACCGAGGGTCAGATCATCACAATAAAAGAAACTGTTGCGAGTGGTGCAACAGACAATGAACTGAAGCTGTTTCTATACCAGTGCAGTCGCACCGGGCTTGATCCGTTGAGCAAACAGATTCATTTCATTAAAAGAGGTGGAAAAGCAACTATCCAAACCGGCATTGACGGTTTCCGGGCCATTGCTGAAAGAACAGGTAAGTATGCTGGTAATGATGACTACCTGTTTAACAATGATATGACGATGTATGAAATGCTGAAGGCGAAGATGGAAAACCCTATCACAGCAACTGCCACGGTTTATAAGATTGTTGGCGGGGTAAGAGTATCCTTTTCCGCTACGGCGATATGGGATGCTTACTGTCCAAAGGGTAATGAATCGTTTATGTGGAAAAAAATGCCATACCTGATGCTGGGCAAGTGTGCTGAAGCGCTGGCATTGCGTAAAGCGTTCCCTAACGATTTAAGCGGTGTTTATACTGATGATGAGATGGAACAGGCTCAAACACCGCCGGAAGTTGTTGTTAATGCAACCAATAAAAAGATGAAAGCACTCAAAGCAAAGGTTGAGGATGCGAAAAATGGAAAAAACACGCCGAAGGAAATGACGGAGGAACAGCGTAAAGAGATTGAGAAGCTGGTGGAAGATGAAAAATGTACCGGTGTTAAAAATGATGTGGATTTATGGTTGTCGGAAAAGGTTGATAACCACACCTTTGCAGCTGGTGAAAGAACAATCGAGAAACTCAAGAAGATTATTGAAAAATGAGATATTATGAAGTATCTGTCAGAACTTGGGTTTCTGCCGATTACAAGAGTCTAACGCAGGATGGACAGCTATTATGGCTGTTCTTCCTGTGTGGGCCTATTAAAACGCCTTTACCGGGGTTTTACAGTGTGGGTGCTGGTGCTTGTTTAGATCATCTGCGCTGGGAGCCGGAAAAGTTTTATCAGGCGTTCAGAGAATTACAGGATCGTGAGATGCTGGAATTTGATGATGAAAATAATGTTATTTATTTACCGAAGTGGGCCAAGTATAACAGACCGCCGTCCAACCCTAATGTAATGAAAAGCTGGTTGTCTCTGCTTGAGAACATACCTGATTGTAATTTAAAGATGCACTACATAGACGGACTTGCTGACGTGGTCAGGAATCTTGATGAATCAATACAGGCAGTGTATGATAATTGGACAGCCCTGTATGGTATTTCTGCTGAAAACATTGAAGATATGGAGATAGATTACGATGTCTGACAATAGTAA